ACAAACCATAACTATGAGTTTAATAATTATGGCAATACGTTAACGATGAATGCTGATCCTAACATGACGCATGGTACGATGACGTATAGGTTTGATTTTAATATTATCGGAAGTAAAACGTATAACGGAGGTCACAGCGGGGTAGATGTAACAAATCCAACAGCCACAATAGACTATCAAACTTTAAGTTCTACCACAATTACTACAGTAGAATACTGTTGGCAAAAGAATCCACCAACCTGCCCAGCAACTGAAGAGTTAGAGGCAGTAGAAGAAACGCTTCAAGAGTTTGAGACTATAATACAGGACTTTGAAATACCAGAAGATGTATTTATTCCAGAGTATATTGAAATAGATTACGATTGGAATAATGATTTCTTTGAAGAAGATATTGTAGTTGAAGATGACTTTGAAATTTTAGCACTTGACGATTTTTTTTTTGAAGAGGATTACTTTGAGACTGACTATTACGAAGAGCCTCAATTGGAAATCTTTATTCCAGAGGATGCTATTATGATGGAAGAAATGGAAATGTTTGATGAGCTACCTTCAATAGAAATATTTAATGAGATGCCTGATATTGAAGAAGTATACGAAGCTGTGCCTGAAGAGATATTTGTTGAAGAATTTACAGAAGAAATGCAGGAGGAATTTATAGATGATGTTGAAGAATATTTTGAAGAAGTTGTTATGGAAGAGCCTCAACCTGAAGCTACTACAGAACCTATGGAAGAAATTGCCATGGTTGAAGAAGAAGTTATTCAAGAAGAGCCAGTCCAAGAAGAAGTTGTACAAGAAGAAGTCATCCAGGAAGAAGTCGTACAAGAAGAACCAACGGAAGAAATAGCTAATGAAATTGAAGAGCAACCCAGTAGCGAAGAGCCTGTTGCAGACGAACCAGAACCGACAACAGAAGTTGCCGAACAAGAAGAGGCAATCGAGGAGCCAACTGAAGTCGCAGTTGTTGAAGGAAAGCCTACTGAAGAACCAGATACTTCTGAAGAAAATGTGGAAGTTGATTTAGATATTAAAGTTGCAGCTATTGAAAAAGCGATACAAGGTAAGATAAAGGATGTTGCACAACAAATAGATGCAACACTTACAGTAGTTAATGAATTAGTTAGTCGTGAAATGATATCACAACAACCTGATATGTCCTCTTACTTTAATGCCAATACAGCATTGTTTGATACAAGACAGTTACCATCAGGCAATCAAGATTTCTTTCTACAGGCTAGCCTTGATAGCTACAGCAAACCTATTTATGTTGCACAAGCAAACATAGCAGGTACTGATCCAGTTGTTCAGTATCAAATTAAAGTAAATAATGCAAAACAAAAAACAAATGAAGCATATAAAAAATTAAAGGAGTTATTAAATGCAAGGAATGTTCAATAAACTATCAGCATATGCTGCACTTATTGGTGTAATTGGAGCCATCGGTGGTGGTTTCATGGCATGGGGTGAGTTTAATAATAGAATAGCACAGTTAGAAAATAAAGAATTTATAGTCAATGAAACTGTAGATCTATCCAGTACAAATGAAAAGATAGAAACTATTATCAAAGCATTAGAAGCTGTAAAGGCAGATGCTAAAATAAATGAAGCAGCCATAGAGTTTCTTGATGCAAAGATAGAAGAGTTAAAAGCTATGCAATCAAACCCTTTGTTGAATTAGGAGAATATATGGTAGACACACTAGCACCAAAAAGAGTATTTACTCAAAAGCAACTTAATACTAAACTGACTCCTATTAGTGAGCAAGTTCTTAGAACGAAGCCACGACCTAGTCTATTAGATGATAGGCCAAAAGTTGTGGGCACAGCTACATCTTTAATAGACAAACAAAGTCAAGACTTTCTATTAGACATTAACAGTATGGCTCCAAAAGCTGTAACTAAAGAACAAAAACAAACAGTTAAATCATCTGAAGAAACTACACAAGAAAAACAAACAGGTATGCGTACTCAAGTAGAATCACCTCAAGGTGAAAGTTTAGTAATGAGACCTGTTGAATATGCAGCCAATGGTGTTAAAGATAAAGAAGTAAGCGGACCAATACTTGTTGGTGAAAAAGGTGCTGAACTTGTAGTGCCAACTGGAGAAGGCAAGGTTAGTATACTAGATGCTAAGACCACTAGTGGATTGATGATGCCTATGAAAAAAGCTGAAAAAGGAATGGATGATATTAATATAGCTAGTGCTATGAAATCAGATGATGCATACACAGATTTTAATATTACAGATTTTTTACTTAAAGATAAAGATAGCGATGCTCAAAAAAATTTAGAAAAGTTTGTAGATGTTGTTCATAATATAGAAAGTAGCAGAGGTAGAAATTTAAATAATAAATCTTCAGCTGCTGGAGATTTTCAATTTAAAACATTAACAGATTCTAATGATCCTACATCAACAAAAGGATCAGCCTTCATGACTGGGCTACAAAGAGTAGAAAATTTTTACAACGCATATGATCAAACTGTACCCTATTGGGTGGAAGAAGCTAGACAACACAACGATCCAAATAAATTAAGCTATAGTGAACAAAAAGAATTATTTTTAGTTAACTTACAACAACAAAAAGGCACTGATGATTTGCTTGATAAAATGTTAGAGGGTGACATAGAAGCTTCAAAACAATTATACGGACAATTTCATCACACTAATACTAAAGTTTTAAATGATGAAAGAGTTCAAGATATATTTGATCGTTCATATTTTGGTACTAAAAGAGGCACATCAACAGGTCTTGGTGCTCCTCTAAGATATAACGTACCTGAAGGACCTACTAAACGTATAATTAAACCCGTTAGAAAAGCAGAGAAAGGTGCAAAGAATGTTGAGATAGGTAAAGCAGAACCTGTAGGATTCTTTTTTAGAAATCCAAGAACTCCAGATAAACCCTCTGGTGGTGAGAAGCTACTTAATTTTTTATTTGGGGATACAGTTATGCCTCTTGATGAAAAAGAAACACCTTCATTATTAGGCAACCCTCCTAGTATGAAGCCTGCATTAGATACTAGCAAACCTCCTTTTTCAGACTCAGAACCATTTGATCCTAATAAATTATATGATCCTGATGCCTATAGTGGAATTAATATAGATTATTTTTATGATAATTTAGATGAGATGGTTGACTATTCTATTAAACTAAAAAAAGGAAAAGATTATACTCCTACTCCTAAAGAACAAGAAGAAGAAAAAAAAGATCTTATGGGTAGATACGATGCTCTATTTGATTTACAAATGCAGGATACCGAAGATCAAGTTGAAGAAAAAAATTTTAATGAAAGATTTGAAATGGATCCAAATTTTTCTGTTGGAATCTAACCCACATCCTTAATTTTATAAGGATCTGTATTTAATTTAGGAACCTTATCCCCTTGCTCTCCACTTAAAATACTCTCAAGATTTTTATGTAAGTAGGTTACAGCAGAGCCTACTATCGAATCCTTAGTTAAAGTTTCTGCTACTTCCTTAAAGCTACATCCATACTGTAGCAATAGAGATATCATCTTTCCTGATGCTCTTAGTTCTCTATCTAAAGTAGACTCAGTTGGTCTTACCTTAATCCATACAGCCATAGGCAAAATGCCTGTTTCATTTGTAGTATAGTCTACTATTGCTAATACTCTCCTATCATCTATATTCATACGGATAGTTGTACTTCTCATTCTATTGGGGACTTCAGCTCTTGCCACGTTATTCATTATATCCTTTCTATTAATTGTCTTATATCACTATTAAGTCGTTGGCTTGTTTCAACACAATGCTTGACCACACTCGCCAATAAATTTGCATAAAAAATTTCATCTATATCTTCTAACGAATCTTTTAGCATACTTGGCTGAATGTAGTCAAGGTCAATTGCAATCTGACTGGTATCAGTCAGAGATACTTTCATATTAAAAAGTTGTGAGTTATTTCTTTGCATCATCTTTAGGTTTCGCTATAAAGTCAGCACCTATATTAGGATCAAGTTCTCGTAATCCTTTTGATAGTACTTCAATACCTTGTACTACTTCTGCATAAGGTCTTGTAAACAGATACCTAAGTATGCTTTGAACTTGAGATCCAGCTATGATGTATTGTTTATCTACAACTTGCTG